CAATCAACATTACCTGATAACAACGTTCCGCACTGGAACAGCCCTGAAGCATGGGAGGATTTCTTGTGAACAACGTTTTTACCGCGATACAAAACCGTGACGGAGAAGCCCTTTCTCGCATGTCAGGTTATGAGCATCAGTACGTCAACAATGACAATGTGGTGAACATGTCAGCAGAGAGGCTTGTTGATACCCTTTTTAAACAGCTGAAACAACTGTTTCCGGCGGCAGTGGTAACCAACCTGAAGACGCCAGAGCAGGAAGTTGCTGCAAAACAGCAGTGGATTGCTGCGTTTGCCGAAGGGGGGATCCGAACCCGTGAACAGGTTTCTGCTGGTATGCGCCACGCCCGCGCCAGTGAGTCTCCGTTCTGGCCGTCTCCAGGGCAATTTATCAAGTGGTGCAAAGACAGCAAGATGGTTCTTGGCGTCACCATTGACGATGTGATGGCGGAGTTTCACCGGTACAGCAAGGAAAAAAGTTTATATCCTGGTGGTCCCGAAAGATTCCCGTGGCGACATCCGGTTATGTACTGGGTTGTATGTGATACCCGCCGTGCAATGTATCAGCGCCAGCTTAGCGAGATTGAGGTTGAGAAACACGCGCGCAGGCTGCTCGATGATTGGGCGAAAAAGGTGGCTTCCGGACAGCAGATACCCGATCCGGTGATCAGCATACAGGCAAAGCCAGAACCCATGAGTACGCCTCCGGACACAGGGAGAGACGTTTACCACCCGCCAGGGCGAAGTTTCGGGTGCATGCCTAACGCCGCCACCCTGGGGGGAATAACACCGGCGCAGTGGCTGATGGAGGAATACAGGCGGGGAAAGGCGGCAGGATTTATCAAGTAATACCAGCGCGATAGCGCATTTTTTTACGTCTCGATGATTACCTGCTGGGTAATAAAATATTCTAAAATCTATTGATTTCGTGTCTTATGTGGTTTTTAATTACCTAAGAGGTAAATCATGAGAAAACAGATACAGGCTCTTGGTCGACTCAAAACAGGCCAGATGAACAAAACAGAATCTGCGTATTGCCAGCACCTTGAGCAGCGTAAACGTGCAGGGGAAATCGCCTGGTATCGATTCGAGGGTATCAAGCTGCGGTTAGCTAATAACACGTTCTATACGCCCGATTTCGCTGTGATGCTCGCCACCGGCGAGATGGAGCTGCACGAAGTGAAAGGGGGATTCTGGACCGATGACGCCAGAGTGAAAACCAAAGTCGCCGCAGATCAGTATCCGTTCCGAATCATCGGGGTAACGGTTAAGCCAAAGAAAGCAGGTGGTGGCTGGAACATCGAAGAGTTCTGAATCGACGATCTTTTTAGTTATCAATGTAATCAATAAGTTATGTGGATAAGCGAGGGTAAAGATGGAAAGTAATATCAAAGGGTTAGTTGCCGCCGGGCATGAGATGGCTTCGGAACTGAAAGCAGAATGTGGTGCCGTTGATATGCGCAGTGTGGCAAAGCTGATCAGCGATTTGGCAACGCAACTGGAAGTGCAACTGGCGCGTGCTAATGCGCTGGCCGAAGACCAGCAGAAAGCGATTGAGTCAATTAAGCAGGCTGATGCGGCTGTTAAGTTGGCACACGAGAAGTTTTCGGCGCTGGCAGCGGAGAATGCGCGGTGCCTTTTTGAGATATCCCGCTGCCACCAGACAGTTGATGAAATGTTTCACCATAAGGATAAATGGTTTGATAAAGAGTGGCTTTCCGCGCTTTGGTCAACGTCAAAACGACTAATGGAAAATACCCCTGCCACCGATGATTTTCTGGCTGAAGTACGGGCGCAGGGGGTGGAGATGTTTGCTGACCATCTGTTGTGCCCAGACCTTGATGACACTATCCGTGACTTTGCTGCCCAGCTTCGCAAAGGAGGCAACCAGTGAGCAAGATTGATTATCAGGCGCTACGGGAACGTTATTCACATAAGCCAGTACCTGAATGCTCTGTTTGTGGCGAGGAAATGTCAATACAGCGTATATCTGGAGCACATGTCGTTTATGCCTGCTCCAGTTATGGTGGTGATGGAGATTTCAAAATTGGTCGAACACTTGCCGACGAGCATTATGAAAAATCACGCGTAACAGTAGTTGATGACAGTGACCCTGATGTGATTGCACTACTGGACGAACTGGAGGCAGCAAAATCAAAACTCAACGAGCAGCGTGAATATTATGAAGGTGTTATCTCGGATGGGGGTAAGCGCATTGCTGAACTGGAAGCACGGGAGGTTGTACTGCCGCGTGCGCACGATGTTCACCCATTAGGGCCGCAGTCGGCGAAAATTTTTTGTGAGTTTCACCGGAGTATCGTGAACAGATGCGCCGATGAGATTCGCAAGGTTGGCGTCAAAGTCAGCATCAAGGGGAATTAGGGATATGGCTGAACTAACCAAAGAATGGCTGAAGCAAACTATCGCTGAATACGAAGCCAATCGTGATGAATTACCGTTTGGACTGGATACCAACAGTGCCATTGAGCTTCAGGCGTTCAAGTTGGCGCTGGCATCGCTGGAAGCAGAACAAGTTGCTTATATTTTCAAACATCCGGCTGGAAAATTATTCTGGGCTTTAACGGATGAAAGCAATAAAGATCAATCGGACGTTATTCCTGTTTATGCCGCCCCTCCAGTGCCAGTAGTACCTGAAGAAAAACCAATGCCTAACGCTCTAAGCATGCTTGAAAGAGAGATCACACAACTGATTGGTGATGCGCAGGAAGCCACTGTTACTGGCTATGAGTTAATCGCTGAAGCTTGGCGTTTGATGGATGGACAAGACCCTAAAACCAGCGATTGGCATAGCAAGGCTTCGAAGTATTTAAATTCCAATATTGTAGAAAAAGTTGATGATGACCGTATTGAGGCTGTTAAGGCTGTTTTGCGTAGACTGGCTGGCAACTCTCCGGTAAGTCCGGGTGGTTGGATAAGCTGTAGTGAGCAAATGCCTGATGATGGTCAGCACGTAATTATTTTATGTGATGGTGTATTCGTTCTTTATGCGCAATATCGAGACGGTGAGTTTTTTGATGTCGTCCGTGATGGTGATGAATTTTTCGAAACGCAGAGCCGCAACGTCACACACTGGATGCCGCTACCAGAACCGCCGCAGGAGGCGAAGTAATGGAAAACGAAAGCGACAACGTCATCTCTCTGGTGCAGCCAAAGCGCAATGAAGAGAAACTGCTGAACATCATGTAACTGACAGAAAAAACTACATACAACATAGCTGTAAGCATCGGGCTATCGAGGTTTGTGAAACTGATCGCGTTGTTCGTTGCACAAAGTGCGGCTGCGTTATTGACCCCTTCGAGCACATCCTGCAGGTAGCTACTGATGGTGAGCATATCGTCACTGAGATTGAGCAACTCCATCGTCGCCGTGATGAGTTGCGCGAGTCTGTAGCCAACCTTGAGCGCGAAGAAAAGAACACCAAAGCACGGTTGCGAGCAGCAAGGACTGCAATACTGTATGCGGAAAATGACCTTAAAAATATTGAGCAGGAGGTTAACCGTGGCTAACCTGCAACTTGCCGTTAAAGGTGAATACTTCGATGCCATGATTCGAGGAGAGAAAACGGAAGAGTATCGCTTGTGTAATGACTACTGGAATAAGCGAATTATGTTCCGGGAATATGACCGCCTGATTATCACAAAGGGATATCCGAAGCGCGACGATTCCAGCCGTAGAATTGATGTTCCGTATGACGGATATGAAATCAAGACAATCACACATCCGCACTTCGGCGATAAACCGGTAAAGGTGTTCGCGATAAAGGTAAATATTGATGGCTAAATCAGCAGCAGAGCGCAAAGCCGCTCAGAGGGACAGACAAGCTGAATCCGGTGTACGTAAGCTGGAGATTGTGCTTGATGCTCAGGAAATTGAAATGCTGGAGCGTAACTGTGCCACACGTCGCCCCGGGCGTGCGCCTTACGAATTTGGTGAGTATATAGCGTTACTGATCCGCCAGGATGATGCACGCGTGCGCGGGCGTATAAAATCGATCAGCAGAAAACGTTGCGGTAAGTGCGGCGAGAGAGTTCCTGTGAATTCATGCCCGTGTAATGGTGACTCGCAATGCTGGGTGACCAAAGGCTGGCATGAAACGAAATTAATAGTGTGACATGTCACGAAGGTGTTATGCCAAAAATACGCTACGACCTTGAAGATATGAGAGATAACTCAGCAAATTTTCCGAAAGAGGTTAAATTTCTCATGCATAAGTATGGTTGCGCCAGGAGGGATATAGTTATCGACAGTCAGCACCCTTGCGGCGAGGATGTAATTTTCATTCGCGGTAAATGGGAAGGGTATCTTGACGAGAGTTTTTACGATGAATTTGATGGACTTTGAATACTGCCGCCAACTATGGCGGCTTTATTTTGCATGGTACTATTACCACAACGGTAACTATTACCAAGGTGGTTATGATGCCTGCTGAACCTAAAACCTATAAACGCAAATCAACGCAATTTAAGCCACTAACAGCAATGCAGGAGGCTTATTGCCAGTCATACATCAAAACGCCTGAAAACCAGACTCAGGCAGCGATTAACGCAGGATTCTCCCCAAATACAGCGGCAGTTAAAGCCAGTGTCATGATGCGCGATGAACGCATTCAAAAACGGATTGCCGAGCTGATGGAGGAGCGCAACAAACGAATGCGCGTCAGTGCTGATTACGTTCTCATGCGCCTGGTGGAGATCGACCAGATGGACGTGATCGACATCCTCAACGACGATGGGAGCCTTAAACCAATCCGTGAGTGGCCGAAAATCTGGCGCACTACGCTTAGTGGCTTTGATCTGTCATCGACCATCATGAACATGAACGAGGATTCGATAGAGACAATCCTCAAAAAAATTAAATGGCCTGACAAGGTGAAGAACCTTGAGCTGATTGGTAAGCATGTTGATGTTAACGCGTTTAAAGAACGCCTGGATGTTAATGTGAATGTGACAATTGCTGATCGCATAGCAGCAGCCAGGAAGAGACTGAAAGAACGTCAGGATGGCAATCAGTGACAGATGCAGCGTTATCTCCTGAAGAGCAGTTGATCGAGGATATTGCAGGGTTTACTCACGATCCGCTTGGTTATGCCCTCTATGCGTTCCCGTGGGGGGAAGAGGGGACTGAACTGGCACATGCTACCGGCCCACGTCAGTGGCAGGCCGATGCGTTCCGAGAGATACGTGATCACCTGCAGAATCCAGAGACGCGCTATCAGCCGCTTATGCTGGCACGTGCTTCGGGTCACGGTATTGGTAAATCCGCATTCATCTCAATGCTGATCAACTGGGGCATGTCCACTTGCGAGGATTGTAAGGTCGTGGTGACCGCCAATACCGACAACCAACTACGAACGAAGACCTGGCCGGAAATTATCAAGTGGTCGAACCTTGCTATCACGAAAGACTGGTTTACCTGTACCGCTACCGCGATGTACAGCAATGACCATGGGCACGACAAGCGGTGGCGAGCTGACGCAATCCCCTGGTCTGAGCACAACACTGAGGCATTCGCCGGACTACACAACGAGCGCAAACGCATCATCGTGGTTTTCGACGAAGCATCCAACATTGCCGATCTGGTGTGGGAGGTAGCAGAGGGTGCGCTGACGGACGAAGACACCGAAATCATCTGGGTGGCGTTCGGGAACCCGACGCGTAATACCGGGCGTTTCCGCGAATGTTTCCGCAAATATAAACACCGCTGGAAAACTGCGCAGATTGACAGCCGGACGGTGGAAGGCACCAACAAACAGCAGTTGCAGAAATGGGTTGATGACTACGGGGAAGACAGCGACTTCGTTAAAATCCGTGTGCGCGGCATATTCCCTGATGCATCTGAATTGCAGTTTATCCCTACCGGTCTTACTGACGAGGCAATGAAACGGGTGGTAACTGCTGCGCAGGTGGCACATGCTCCGGTGATAATCGGCGTTGACCCTGCATACTCCGGTGTTGATGACGCGGTGATATACCTGCGGCAGGGGCTGCACAGTAAGGTGCTGTGGACCGGCAACAAGACCACTGACGATCTGATTATGGCAAAGCGTATCGCTGACTTTGAAGACCAGTATCAGGCTGACGCGGTGTTCATCGACTTCGGTTACGGTACCGGGCTGAAGTCAATCGGTGACGGTTGGGGGCGCACATGGCAACTTGTTCCGTTCGGTGGTGCGTCCACTGACCCGCAGATGCTTAACAAGCGTGGGGAGATGTTCAATGCATGCAAGACATGGCTGAGGCTGGGCGGCATGCTGGATGACCAGGAAACAGCGGACGAACTGTCGGCGGCAGAGTACAAAGTTCGCGTGGACGGTAAAATCGTTATCGAACCGAAGGAAGATATCAAGGAGCGGCTTGGGCGTTCGCCGGGTAAAGGCGATGCGCTACTGCTGACGTTTGCTTTCCCGGTGTCGAAGCGTCTGCGAATTCCCGGTCAGCAGAACCAGCAAGGCAAGGCCATTACAGATTACGATCCCTATGCTTAATCCTCTGGAGGGGATAATGCTGCTGATATCCTCTGGTGAGGATAAAACAAAGCCAGCTCATCGGCTGGCTGTTTGTGACATGTCACGGTGTTATTGCTCGCTTAACTTCTGCTTCAGCAAGTAACCTTCGAGCATCCAGATTTTGTTTACAGCATTTTGCCGGGCAATCTTCCGACCAATTTCTGCATCAAAGTTTTCAGGACTGGCGCAGGCGCTTTCACCGGTGACGGTGAAGCCATTTTGTAGAGTCAATACACAAAATGTCAGCAGAGCCAAACTGTCGTGATAGTCATCGCCAGTTGCAATAGCTCCATCAGCAGCAGTGAAGTACGTTTCCGCAAGAATAATGCTTTCGATATGGTCTGGCGTAACTCGCGGAGCGGTTTTGCCTTTCTCAACGATTTCTTTTTCGATTTGCTGGTCGTTCATAATCTCACCTTAAAAAAATGCCCGGCGAACCGGGCGAACTGGAAGCAATGAGTTATGCCTTCCGTGGCTGTACTGGTTTACAGCATGAAGTCATCGCAATGGCGTCCTGCTGTAAAAAGGGCGGTGATAGTCCTTCAAGGGAAACCATCACCGCCAAGCACCTGGAACTTCTGGCATCACGGTCCTCAGGCGTGATTCTGGCGTGGCATGCAGGATTCGAACCTGCGACCAACCGCTTAGAAGGCGGTTGCTCTGTCCAGCTGAGCTAATGCCACAACGCTGAGAGCACTTAGCCTGTTAAGGCGCCACACTTTGTCGCGGCTCCATAAATGCTCTCATCGTTGTACCCTCGTCTCTTCCGAGGCGTCACACCGAATCGCCGGGATGGTGAATCCCCGTGCGCGGAATAAAACCGCTCGACTTGCACATTCCGGCTACCTGGTTCGTTTGCCCGAGCAAGGGAGGATGCCCCTTAAACGTATCCAGACCGCTATCGGCGCATGTGCCATACGCCGTACTGCTCAAAATAAAAGTTCACTCCACCTGTTCAATTTAACGACAAGCCAGTCAGGTTAATAACCGGAATGAACCCTTTGCTTACCTGAAAGGTAATAATTTGTGCGTTAAATGTCAACTGTCTACGATAAATAAATCATATGTGGTTAAATTGGTAATAATTTAATTGCGTACGGAGTCATTGATATGTGCATGGGTAGCTCACCATCAGTGCCTGCAACACCAGAAGTTCAGGCAGCACCACAGGAGCAGGATGCCGCCGTTGTTGATGCCCGCGACGAAGAAACTCGTCGCCGTCGCGCTGCTGCTGGTCGTAGTTCTACGCTGCTTACCGGTTCTCAGGGCGACACATCAACCGCTAATACCAGCGGTAAAACGCTGCTTGGTCAGTAACCGGAGTCATTGAAATGGCGGAAACAACTAAAGAGCGATTGAACAAACAGTTCGCACAACTTGAAAGCGAGCGTCAGTCGTTCGAGCCGCACTGGCGCGAGTTGAGTGATTACATCAACCCGCGTGGTTCCCGCTTTCTGACTTCTGAGGTCAACCGTAACGATCGACGCAATACACGCATTATTGATTCGACCGGGACTATGGCGGCGCGCACTCTCGCCAGCGGCATGATGTCAGGCATCACAAGCCCCGCGCGTCCGTGGTTTCGCCTGGCTACGCCAGATCCTGAAATGATGGATTATGGCCCTGTTAAGTTGTGGCTTGAGGCGGTGCAGAACCGTATGAACGATATGTTCAATAAGTCGAATCTCTATCAGTCGCTGCCGCAGTTATACGGAAGCCTCGGCACATACAGCACTGGTGCAATGGCGGTGCTGGAGGATGACGAGGACATCATTCGCACAATGCCATTCCCGATAGGCAGTTACTACCTGGCTAACTCACCTCGTGGCAGTGTGGACACCTGTTTTCGCAAGTTATCTATGACTGTTCGTCAGCTTGTTCAGGAATTCGGACTAAATAACGTCAGCGAATCCGTAAAAAGCATGTGGGAAAGCGGCACCTACGAGAAGTGGATTGAAGTGATGCATTCGGTTTACCCGAACATTGACCGCGATACATCGAAGCTGGATAGCAAGAACAAGCCATTCAAATCGGTTTATTACGAGGTTGGTGGCGATAACGACAAGTTGTTGCGTGAGTCCGGATTCGATGAGTTTCCAATTATGGCTCCGCGCTGGGAAGTTAACGGCGAAGATGTTTATGGATCATCATGCCCGGGTATGCTGGCGCTTGGACCTGTTAAGGCATTGCAGCTTCTCCAGAAGCGCAAGTCGCAGTTGATTGATAAAGCCACCAATCCGCCGATGGTTGCTCCGACTTCCCTCAAGAATCAGCGCGCCTCCCTTCTTCCTGGCGACATCACGTATATCGATCAGATTACTGGTCAGGATGGTTTCAGGCCTGCTTATCTGGTTAACCCCAGTACAGCAGATTTGGTGGCAGACATTCAGGACACTCGTCAAATCATTAACAGCGCCTACTTTGTCGATCTGTTCATGATGTTGCAGAACATCAATACCCGCTCGATGCCTGTTGAAGCGGTGATCGAAATGAAAGAAGAAAAACTTCTGATGTTGGGGCCGGTTCTGGAGCGTCTGAACGACGAATGTCTTAATCCTCTCATTGACCGCGCTTTCTCGATGATGGTGCGTAAAAACATGCTGCCGCCACCGCCTGACGCGATGGAAGGTATGCCCCTGAAGGTCGAATACATTTCCGTCATGGCTCAGGCGCAGAAGTCTATCGGCCTGTCCAGTCTGGCATCCACGGTCAACTTCATTGGTCAACTTGCGCAAGCGAAACCAGAAGCTCTCGACAAACTCAACGTTGATCAGGCGATCGATGCATTCGCTGATATGTCCGGAGTGTCTCCAACCGTCATTGTTCCGCAGGAACAGGTTGAGCAGGCTCGCCAGCAACGGGCACAGCAGCAACAGCAGCAACAAATGATGGCGATGGGGATGGCGGCGGCACAGGGTGCCAAGACGCTAAGCGAAGCTAAAACTTCGGATCCGAGTGTTTTGTCAGCTATGGCGAATGCAGTTAGTGGTCAGGGTGGGCAATCACAATGACAGATTACGAAGACGATCAACTGAAAGAAGAAAACGCCCGTAAGCAACGTGACATGGCACAGCGTGAAATTGATGACATTCGCTTTGTCATGAGCTGTGAACAGGGGCGTCGGGTTGTCTGGTCGGTACTGGAGAAAGGCCGTGTGTTTTCCGCTATCTCGCCGATGGACGCTATGGCAATGGCATTTAATGAGGGGCAACGCAATCTGGCTCTGGAACTGTTTCAGCGCGTTATGGCGCATTGCCCTGAACAGTATTTGAAGATGGCCAAAGAGGCCAGTGAACAGGAGTGATCATGAATTTATTTGAGCGTTTGCTGTATAGCCGTCTTTGCAATGAGCAACCAGTCGATGGTGGAGCAGCTCCGGCTGCGTCAGAACCGTCAGCGCCTGCAGGTGATAACCCTGCTCCAGTTGGTGATCCATCACAACAGGAAGGTGATAAGCCACAACCTGTTGCTGATGGTGATAAACCTGCTGCTGACAAAAAGCCTGAAAACGATAAGCAGGATGAAAAAAAGGACGGCGATAAACCAGAGGGTGCGCCTGAGAAGTACGAGTTTCAGGCTGCCGAAGGCGTAGAGCTGGATACAGAAGCGTTGAAGGAATTCGAGCCGGTGGCGCGAGAACTAAACCTGACCAACGAGCAAGCGCAAAAGCTGGTTGATGCTTATCCGAAGATTCTGGCAGGTGTTCAGCAGCGCCAGGCAGACGCCTGGCAGAAAACAACCGAGCAGTGGGCTGCTGATGTAAAAGCTGACAAAGAAATCGGTGGCGACAAGTTGATTTCTAACCTTAGCGCCGCGCAGCGTGCGCTTGACCAGTTCGGGACACCTGAGCTCAAAGAATATCTGAACACCACCGGACTGGGTAATCACCCTGATCTGGTCAAGACGTTCGTGAAAATCGGAAAGGCGATGTCTGAAGATGGCATGGTCACCGGTGGTAATGAAGGCCAGCGTAGTGCGGCCGAAGTGCTCTATGGCAAATAAGAGAGGAAATGACAATGGCTGTTAAAGGCTTAACTGCGCTAACGCTGGCTGACTGGGGTAAGCGCGTCGATCCAAACGGGAAAGTCGATAAGATTATCGAGCTTCTCGGTCAAACTAACCCGATCCTTCAGGATATGCCTTTTGTCGAAGGGAACCTTCCTACCGGACACCGAACCACCATTCGTTCTGGTTTACCTTCAGCTACCTGGCGTTTGCTGAACTATGGCGTACAGCCAAGCAAATCAACCACAGTGCAGGTAACCGATTCCGTTGGCATGCTGGAAACCTATGCTGAAGTCGATAAGTCACTGGCTGATCTGAACGGCAATACCGCCGAATTCCGCCTGTCTGAAGACCGCGCATTTATTGAAGCGATGAATCAGCAGATGGCGCAGACGCTGTTTTATGGTGATTCCAGCGTTAACCCTCAGCAGTTTATGGGACTGTCCTCCCGCTATTCCAGCCTGTCTGCGGGTAATGCTCAGAACATCATTGATGCTGGTGGCACGGGTACAGATAACACCTCAATCTGGTTAGTGGTGTGGGGCGAAAACACCGTGCATGGCATCTTCCCGAAAGGGCAGAAGGCTGGCATTCAGATGGAAGATAAAGGCCAGGTGACACTGGAAGATGCTAATGGCGGCAAGTACGAAGGCTACCGTACCCATTACAAATGGGATAACGGACTTGCTCTGCGTGACTGGCGTTATGTCGTTCGCATTGCAAACATCGATGTCAGCAATCTTTCAGAACCTTCCTCTGCAGCAAATATTGCGAAGTTGATGGTTAAAGCACTGCATCGCATTCCAAACCGTGGCATGGGCCGCCCGGTGTTCTACATGAACCGCACTGTAGGCCAGGCTCTTGATCTGCAATCTCTGGAGAAAACATCTCTGGCGATCAGCGTAAAAGAGACAGAAGGCGAGTGGTGGACTTCATTCCGTGGTGTACCAATCCGTGAGACTGATGCGCTTCTGGAAACAGAAGCCCGCGTGGTGTAACGCCTGTTATTAACCTGTGGGTCGTAACAGACCCACTAATGGAGAAAGAAGATGATCACCGACAAACTGTTGATGTTCTCCGAAGCTCAGGCGGTTACGAATACCGCGGCTTCTACTGACGTAATCGATCTCGGTCCAATTGACGGAAAACGTCGTGATATCGGCGTGGGTTACCCGCTTGAGTTTTGGGCGCTGGTTAACACAGCCGCCGCGGCAAGCGGTGATGCAACTGTAAACATCCAGTTGCAGACGAGTGAGAATAACAGCTCATGGACCACTATTTATGATAGTGGCGCACTGGCAAAGACCGCCCTGACAGCAGGTAAACGAGTTGTTTCTGCAAAGGTGCCTGCCGGTGTTCAGCGATATCTGCGTGTTAACTACTCCGTCGCAACTGGCCCACTAACGGCTGGCGAATTCACTGCTGGTATCAGTCTTGATGTTGATGCCAATACGCCGTATCCGATCCGCTCAAAAGTAACTGGTTAAGGTGATATCGATGTCAGGTGAGAAACCAAGATACCGCGTTCTGCGCCTCTCTCATATCCATAACACTCTGTGGCCGGAGGGGGCAGAAATCGAATACGAAGGTGAGCCTGGTAGCGCACTGGAACCTGTTAACGATGCAGCCAGACAGGCAAAAGCAAAAGTTGCAGGAAAGGTGTCAATGGCAGCAACCAGCACCAAAATCATCAACGATGTGTCAGATGATGGTGAACTGGATAAGCTCCGTGAAGAGTACGAATTGCTCTTTAACGAGAAGCCACACCATAACGCCAAAGCCGAAACGCTCCGCGAGAAGATCGCAGATAAGCGTAAAGAACTGGGCGTGTAAGCCTCGCGGATCAGACAAGGGGCTTCGGCCCCTTTATTGCAGGAGTGTATATGGAACTCGTAAACCTCAAAACCGGCACTGACAGCTACCAGGATGAGAGCGGAGAAACCAGAACTCGCGATGAATACCCGTGGGGGCTGTGCATCACTCTTAATAACGACACATTGAATAAGCTGAAGGCGCAACCTCAGGGCGTCGGAACAGAAGTGATGATAACTGCAAAGGCTGTTATTCGAGGCCTGTCTGCCAGAGAAACTGACGATGGCGTTAATCGCAGCGCCGATCTGCAGATCACTGATATGGCGATCGCTCCTGTTTCCGGGGATGTAGAAAAATCAGCGGCTGAAACTCTGTACGGTAACGGAGGTGAGTGATGGCCTCTGTAGTAGAGATCTGTAATCGTGCGCTGTCCAATATTGGCAACAGCCGCAGCATTAACAGCCTGACGGAAGCCAGCAAGGAAGCGGGGGAATGTTCGCTGCACTTTGAGGCCTGCCGTGATGCTGTGCTTTCTGATTTTGACTGGAACTTTGCTACCAAACGCGTGACGCTTGCAGATACGAACAATCCGCCGCCAGACTGGGAATACGCATACCAGTACCCGTCCGATTGTCTGCGCATTACTGAAATTATGCTTCCTGGTGTACGCAATCCAACAGCAGCAATGCGCGTTCAGTACGAAGTTGGTGCAGACACCAACGGAACAGGAAAGTTGATCTACACAGACCAGCCTCAGGCATGGCTCAAGTATGTCTCTCGCGTTACAGATGTGAACATGTTTGATGCCATTTTTATGGAGGCGTTGGCCTGGCGTCTTGCGGCAGCTATTAACATGGCGCTGACTGGGAATGCAGACCTCGGTACGTTTGCCCTCAATATGTACAATCGCGTGATTCTTAGTGCTGGCTCGCATAGCCAGAATGAATCACAGGAACCACAGCCACCGGTTGATGAGTTTACCATTGCGAGGTTGTCCTGATGGCTATCAGTTGGATCCAGCCCAGCTTTGCTGGTGGTGAGATTGGACCGTCGTTGTACGGACGTATCGACATGGCGAAGTACCAGGTGGCATTGCGCAAGTGCGATAACTTTATCGTGCGGCAGTATGGCGGCGTTGAGAATCGACCTGGTACGCGTTTTGTCGGTGCCGCCAAATACCAAAATCGGAAATGCCGCCTGATCCCGTTCCAGTTCTCGACGGTTCAGACCTATGCTCTGGAGTTCGGACACCAGTACATGCGCGTTATCAAAGATGGTGCGTTGGTGCTGAACAGCAGCAATGTTATTTATGAAATTGCCACTCCATATACTGAAGCCGATCTGTTCCGAATTAAATTCACGCAAAGCGCAGACGTGCTTACGCTGGTTCATCCGGCATACCCGCCGAAAGAGTTGCGTCGCTATGCGCATGACAACTGGCAACTGGTTGATGTGGTAACGAAGAACGGGCCATTTGAAGATATCAATATTGACGAGTCAGTGACGGTTTATGCCAGCGCCAGCACCGGGACAATTACGTTAACGGCAAGCGCCTCTATTTTTGGCGCGGAGCAGGTAGGCAAATTGTTCTATCTGGAACAGCCTGCAGTGGATTCAGTGCAGGTATGGGAAACCAGTAAGAGTACGTCGATTGGCGATATTCGCCGTGCAGACAGTAACTACTATCGCGCCGTTACAGCAGGCAAAACAGGCACTTTGCGCCCTTCGCATACAGAAGGCACATCATGGGATGGCTGGGGCGGATCCGGTGATGATGATACTGGCATTGAGTGGGAATATCTGCACAGTGGTTTTGGCATTGCCCGTATCACTGCTGCAAATGGAACTACTGCAACTGCCGAGGTGATTTCCTATATCCCTTCGCAGGTAGTTGGCGAGGATAATGCCAGCTATAAATGGGCTAAATATGCCTGGAACAGTGTTAATGGTTATCCTGGCACTGTTGTTTATTATCAACAACGTCTTTACTTCGCCGCATCGACTGCGTTCCCTCAGACTATCTGGGCCAGCCGTACCGGGGATTATAAGGATTTTGGCAAAAGCAATCCTACGCAGGATGACGACAGAATTATCTACACCTATGCCGGGCGTCAGGTTAATGAGATCCGCCACCTGATTGATGTCGGTTCGCTGGTGGCACTGACTTCCGGAGGTGAGTACGTCATCACCGGCGACCAGAACAAAGTGTTAACCCCATCATCATTTGCATTCAGCTCTCAGGGATCAAATGGCTCGAGCAACGTCCCACCAATTGCTGTGGCGAATATTGCTCTGTTCGTCCAGGAGAAAGGCAGTGTTGTCCGTGATCTGGCCTATTCATTCGATGTTGACGGCTATCAGGGGAACGACCTGACTATCCTTGCCAATCATCTTTTTCAGAAGCACAGCATTGTTGACTGGTGCTTCTCGATTGTCCCTTACTCCAGCGCCTTCTGCATTCGTGATGACGGTAAATTACTGGTGATGACCTATTTGCGTGATCAGCAGGTTTTTGCATGGGCACCACAATCCAGTACCGGAAAATATGAAAGCACATGCAGTATCAGCGAAGGCAATGAAGATGCGGTGTATTTCGTCGTTAACAGAACCGTTAACGGGCAAACAGTGAGATACATCGAGAGACTGTCCAGTCGTTTATTTACCAGCGATGAAGATGCTTTCTTTGTTGATTCTGGCCTTAGCTATGATGGAAGAAATACGTCTGACAGAACGATGACCATCACTGGTGGTTCTGGTGAATGGGATTACCGTGCGGAATATACAATCAGTGTTTCTGGTGGTGCGTACTTCACCAGTAGTGATGTCGGCGCGCAACTACAGTTCCCTTATACCGGAACTGATCCTGATACTGGCGATGAAGTGTCAAAAGAATTACGTTGCGACATTATTTCTGTAACCAGTAATACCGCAGTAGTGGTTCGTGCTAACAGGAACGTCCCGCTATCCCTCAGGAATGTGGCCACCACGAACTGGCAGATGGCGCGCCGGACATTTGGAGGCCTGTCTCATCTTGAAGGCCAGACCGTAAACATTCTCTCTGATGCGAACGTGGAACCACAGAAAGTGGTTTCCGGAGGTGCCGTCACGCTGGAATCTCCGGGGGCTGTAGTGCACATCGGCCTGCCAATAACTGCTGAATTCGAAACACTGGATATCAACATTAACGGACAGGAAACGCTGCTGGACAAAAAACAGGTGATCCCGTCCGTTACTCTGGTTGTGAATGCCAGTCGCGGCATCTGGGCGACTACGCCCGGCGGTAAATGGTACGAATATCCACAGCGTGAATTCGAGTTCTACGATGATCCTGTTGATGACGCTACCGGAAAAGTAGAAGTGAAACTGGACAGTAACTGGGGTAAAAACGGACGCGTAAGAATCCGTCAGCTTGACCCGTTGCCGCTGTCTGTTCTTGCCGTTATTCCTCGCCTTACTGTTGGGGGATTCTGATGATTGATGTTCAAATTATTCCCGCTACCGAAGAGCATCTTCAGATGATTTTGCCGGATGTTCGTCAGGCTGATATTGACGAACTGTATGCGGTATCGCTGATGACTACCGAAGATGCGCTGCGTGTTGGTCTTCGCACTGCGACTATGGCCTGGTCAGGATTTGCGAACGGAGAACTGGTAACCATGTTTGGCGTATCTCCGGCGTCAATGATCGGTGGCAATGGTACGCCATGGTTGGTAGGAACCAGCCGTATTGAAAAATATCAGAAGACATTTCTTCGCCACTGCCGCCCTGTATTGCAGCAGATGCTGGCAGTTTATCCGCGCCTGGAAAACTACGTCGACGAGCGAAACCATGTTGCCAAAGCATGGCTGCACTGGCTTGGATTCAGGCTTGAAGAAGCCGCGCCTTATGGTGCTCTTGGTCTTAATTTCCACAGATTTCACATGGAGAGAAAATAATGTGCGATCCGGTTATTGCTGGTGGCGCAATGCTCGCCATGAGTGGCATTCAGGCATACACCCAGTACCAACAGGGAAAGTATGCCTCGAAGGTTGCAGAAGCGAACGCAGATATAGCCACAGCTCAGGCAAATGATGCAATAAACAGAGGTAACGCTGAAGCTGAGCAACGACGCAGAGAGACCCGACAGCGGCTTGGTACACAGGCGGCGACAATGGGGGCTACCGGCGCTGATTTATCTACAGGTAACGCGCTGGATATATTTGGCGACACTGCCCAGTTTGGCGTTCTTGATTCGCTGACGACGGTGAATAACGCGCAACGCGAGGCTTACGGTTATCAGGTTCAGGCTGCCAACTATAAAGCAGAAGCCAGTTCAGCCCGTAAACAGGGGAATGTGGGAGCAGCAACAACATTGCTCACTGCGCCTCTGAAGGCATACGGTGCGTACCAGATGTTTGGTGGGACGTGGAGTCCGTTTACTCAAAGCACTCCTGCGCCAATCGGGGCAGCAGCAGGAACCAGATTACCCGGAGGATTATAATGCCAGTCGTACCAACAGTATCCGGACGTCAGGTTGAGAGTCGTGGAGTTCAGTCAGCAGGCTTGCAGACGTTTTCTCAGCCAGGTATTGGTGATGCTTTTGTTCGGGCAGGGGAAGAGGCAATTGATGTTTTTGGTCAGGCAAAACAGCGTGCCAATATCGCTCTGGCTCAGGAGGCATCTCTTAACCTCAGTCAGATAAGCAGCGATTTGCTGAATAACCCTGAAACAGGTTTGCTTAACCTGAAAGGGAAAAATGCTATTGGAAAAGGTCAGGAGTATACGCAGCAGTTTGATGCCCAGGTCGAGCAACTGGCTATGTCGCTGCCGGATGAACAGGCTCGTAATGCTTTCATGCAGCAGGCGCAGCAGCAGCGCATTCAGTTCACTACACAGGCCGGGCGGCACGAGATAGGGCAAATAAATGCATACGAAGAAGGCCAGTTTCAGGCTACGCTGCTGAACAATGGTAAAAATGCCGCAGCATTGTATGGCGACAACGCCGCATACGTATTGGCTAATAAGCAAACTTTCCAGCAAATTGAGGATTACGGCATTGCGCATGGCTGGAGCGACGAGCAAATCCAGGCCAAGAAAGTCGAGTTTAAAGAGAAGGTTGCTGATGCTGCATTGTCACAGTGGTCGGCAAACAATGCGAGCGCATTCATCCAAAGTAATGGCGAATTAAGTGATACTGCTTCTGGAGCTCGCCGTGCTGTAGCAGATAGTGGCTCTTCCGAGCGTGTCCGTGGCATACGCAACAATAACCCAGGAAATCTCGAATACAGCAAAACTAATCCGTGGGTAGGCCAGACCGGTGATGATGGTCGATTTGCTAAATTCGAAACACCTGAGCACGGGATTCGTGCATTAGGGCGTAACCTGATGTCGTATCAGCGGCAGGGTATCGATACCGTCAGCGAGATAATTAATCGCTGGGCACCGCCTACTGATAAAAATGACACTATGTCGTATATCAAAGCAGTGTGCGAACAACTTGGCGTTTCTGCTGATGAGCCTCTCGATGCATCTAATCCTGATACCCTGAAGGCGCTTTGTGCAGCCATTATCCATCATGAGAACGGTAGCCAGCCATACAGTGATCAGCAGTTAACTGCTGGTGTCAGTGCAGCACTTGGTTTATCAACAATTCCAACCAACACCAAACGCTATACCGGTAATGCAGCATTCGATGCGGCATCTCCTGAGGCGCAGGCAAGTTTTATGCGACAGGCGGATCAACTGCGTCGGCAGCAGCAGGCTGAATATAAAACGATGATTGACAGCCAAGTTCGCGATGCGACATCTGCGTATATGCGTGGCGTTGAATTTCCTAACCCACCTGGTGAGGCTGATTTTATTGCAGCTTATGGAGTCAGAGAAGGAAACCTGCGATATACCGAGTTCAGAAATACGCAAATCGCCGGACAGTATATAGGCTCTTTCCGCAACATGCCGACAAGCAGCATTACAGCATATGTTGAGCAATTACGCCCGGATACTGGTGAGACAGGGGAGGGGTATGCGGCACGCGCAGCTCTTTATGACAACGTTGTTTCGGCTGCAAATCAGGTGATAAAGCAGCGGCAATCGGATCCTGTGCAGTTCTCTCTTGCCGCCGGACAGGCAAAGCCTATCGACATGAGCAATAAGGATAACTTTGGACAGAGCGTTGCCTTGCGTGCCGCTCAGGTCAGTGACCTTGCTAAGTCATATGGCACTCCACTGACGTTCTTTTCCAAAAATGAGGCCAATCAGATCGGTGTTTTCTTTCGTGATGCTCCAGTTTCCCAACAGGCAGCATATCTCGATACCATCAGGCAGAGCACTGGTGGTGGGCAGGTGTATATGTCAGCACTACAGCAGATCAGTGCCAACGCTCCATCTGCTGCCGTTGCCGGGATACTGATGGATAAGCCAGGTGGTATTTTGGCAGAAAAAAACTGGTTTAATCCGGATGTTTCCGTGTCTCCTGAAACCGCTGCGCAGACAATTCTTGCTGGCGCGGCGGCTCGTAAAGGTACTGATGATGCGAAAGGTATTCCGATGCCTAAAGATGCTGATCTTCGCCTTGAGTTTTCTGACATGGTGAAGGATGCATTTGCTGGTGACGCTCAGGGGGCATCAATGGCATACGAGATCGCAAAGGATTATTACGCTGGTGTGATGGCGAAAAAAGGCGTGGTATCAGGCGAAATTGACAATGATGTCTGGAAACAGGCTGTTAACGTAGCTACAGGTGGCGTGCATGACTATAACGGAATGGGGAATGTCCTTTTGCCGTGGGGAATGTCTGCGGAGCAATTCGATAAGCAGGTTAATCAGGCTTGGAATGAACAAGTTGTCGGCTCCGGGATAAAAACACCGCCTGGTCAGTATGGTTTGCAAAGTTACGGCGATAGTCAGTACCTGGTGAAACTTGGTACTGGTTATCTGCTGAAAGATGATGGTTCTCCCGTTGTTCTTAATCTGACACAGAAGCGTCAGAGATTCTCTGGAGATATTCCGCAATGAGTTACTTTGGCCTTAATCCAGTAAACCAGAATCAGCAGCTTGACGAAGCAGCATCAAATCCAGCTGGCTTTAACAGCGATGTTGGTTTTTTCGACAATGCTGTAGGAGCGGCATTGTCTGGTTTGTACTCCGGGCTGGTGGCAAAGCCAGATCAGTTGCTATGGGCAGGGGTGGATAAAATCGTATCCCCGATTGCTCAGTTTGTTAACGAAAACACCTCGCTCAATGACACTTCAGTTTCATACATTGCCGAGCAGAGAAAACTAGCAGAGCAGCAGGTTAAGCGGCTGACGCCTGATGCCGCGACAACCGGAACCGCCGGGCAGGTCCTTTATGGGTTGTTCGATATGGGAGGGCAGGCTGTTGTCGGTACAACGCTCGGTGGTCCGGTCGGAGGTGCTGCGGCGGTAACTTCTCTACAGGGTTTTTCTGAGTTTGAACGGCTGACAGCACAGGGTGTTGATTTCAGGACGGCGCAGGAAGCGGGATTAGTGCAGGGTATTACTGCTGGTGCCGGAACACTGATCCCTATGAGCCTCGGGTTACGTGCTGGTGGTGCGCTGGCGGAAGGTGTGGCGGCCCAGCTTGCGCGGACGGGTGAAAGTTCAGTGCGACGCGCCGCAGCAACAGCAGTACGTGCAACGCCAGATATTGCCTATGCCGCAGGTACAAATATTGCGTTCGGTATGGCACAGCGTGGGCTTACTGCAAAAACGCTTCGTGATGGTGGCTATAGCGAAATGGCTAACCAGTATGATGTGTTGGATCGACAGGCAATTGCTATTGATGCTGTTCTTGGGGTGGCGTTTGGTGGTGTCGGCAGATTTATTAACTCTCGCGGCGAGTCTACAAGCGCACCAAATTTTTCACCAGTTGATATCGATGCTGCACTGGCGGCGAATGCCGCTCATCATGCTGAAATTGATATTGCTCCCGGCGTTCCGATCAACGTGCTTTCGCGTAATTCGCACATTCAGGCTCTGCGAAAAGCCATGTCTGATGTTAGCCAGGGGAGACCTGTAGACGTTGCCAGCATTGTTGAGTCTGCATCTTTCAGTGAAATTCCTGGGCACAGGAGTCTGCTGTCTCAGGCAGTTAATGAGGCTCTGTCATCTGTAGATGATGGAGTAACGGCGCGCGCTATAGAAAATCGGTTGCTTGAAGAACAGGCCGCGCAGCTTTTGCCGCGTGGCGATAGACAGGTTTACCAGTCTGAAATCGCTAATAGCCAACGAATTATTGAAAATCTCACTGAACAGCGCGCACAAATTCTTGCAGAAGAGCCAACCGGTAGCGGTAAGGCTTTATCTCGTGCTCGATCAGATAAACAGGCCAGACTTCGCGATATTGACCAACGAATCCGGCAGGCACAAGAACGCCTGGAATTTTCCCGTAACGCGTTGGCACCGCATGAGCCTGGCGGTCAGTTTTTTGAAGCTCGAGCAGAACTGGCACGGCGACAGCAGGCAGAAAGTGAACTTAATACTCAGGCTGTTTCATTCTATAAAACAGCAGAGGTCAGGACGCCAGACGAAGTAGCTCCTTTTGAGCCCGGTAAGATATTGCAACAGACAGAACAAAAAATGATGGCAGATCCGGCAGGAGATATTGATCTGCGTATAGCTGAAGACTCGCTGCTTGAATCTCCGGACATGATAATCACCGTGCTGGATGATGATGGTAATCCACAATCGCGCAGCGCGCGTGAAGTACTGGATGAAGCGAACAGGGAAAGTGAGCAGGCAATACAGGATTCCAGCCTGTTTGATGTCGCTGTGGCGTGTTTCTTGAGAGGTTAAATTAAATGAGACAGGAATGTATACAAGCGGTCCAGCAGGCGGCGCAGCGCACGTTAACGGCGCGAGAAATACAGAACATTGAAGACCGCATTTATCGAAATATGCGCTCCATTGCTCGTGATGACACGATGTCGTGGAGACAACTTTCCGAATCAGAGCGGCTATATCGTGCAGCACAATTGGCATCTGAAGAATTACAGCGAGAAGCGGCATTAAAGAAACGTCGTGTGGCCCTCACTATAGCCGCACGTCAGAGATTGGATAAATTTATCAATAGCTATCAAGGGGCTGATGGGAAACTTGGCGCTCTTAACCGTACTATTGCTTTTAATGCAGACGGTAAATCGAATTTCCTCTCTGTTGAATCCAGAACAAAAGCCACCCGTGATTATGCATTGAGTCAATTGCAGGAGGCATTCGAAGCAGTTGATCCTCGCTTTTTTGGTCTGTTTGAAGATGAAGCGGGCGTACGTGACCTGGTATATGAAATGCGGGGGCAAAATACTGGCAATGCTAAAGCAAGAAAAGGTGCTAAGGCGTGGAGAGAAGTGACAGAGCTACTGCGCCGCCGGTTTAATGATGCTGGTGGGGACATTGGCTATCTCGAAAACTGGGGGATCCCTCAACATCATTCTATGGAAAAGGTTGGGGCGGTATCAAAGGATAAGTGGGTTAGCGATGTTATAGGTAAGCTGGATCGCAAATATTATATCCGAGCCGATGGACAACTGATGAACGATGCCGAGTTGTCTGCATTTCTTGGAGAGGCTTATAACACGATCGCTACTGGTGGGCTGAATAAGCTTACTGATACCGGAATGCGAATTTCCGGCGCACGTGCTAACCGTGGTAATGCATCACGACAGATACATTTCAAAGATGCAGATTCCTATCTGCAATATCAGCAACTTTATGGCGATCGCTCTCTATGGGAAATCATGGTCGGTCACCTGGAAGGTATCAGTAAAGATATTGCACTGGTGGAAACATATGGTCCAAACCCCGATCATGTTTTCCGCTCCCTTCTTGATCAGGTTAAGGCAGAAACGGCAACAGCTAACCCGAGTAAAACCGGTAAAGTCGAGCGGCTGGCGAACAACACAGAGAATCTGTACAACTTTATTTCCGGAAAGACACAGCCTGTAGCGAATCCGCACATCGCGCGATGGTCTGACAATATCCGCAACTGGCTGGTTGCCAGCAGACTCGGATCCGCGTTGCTGTCATCGTTCTCTGATCTTGGAACCATGTATCTGTCTGCGAAGGTTACCAACCTTCCAATGAACCAGTTATTCCGCAACCAGCTTGAAGCTATTGACCCAACGAACCGTACTGAGCTTGCGCGGGCGCGCCGAGCTGGTCTGGCGATGGAATCTCTACTTGGCAGCGTTAACCGCTGGGCGATGGATAATATGGGGCCGTCTGTGTCTCGTTGGGCGGCAACGGCGGTAATGCGTGCCAGTGGGCTTACAGCATGGTCAGATGCGCACAAGCGCGCCTATGGCGTAACTATGATGGGAAGCCTGGGAGAAGTAGTGTCACGGACACCAGACCTTCGTAGCCTCGATGACTCTGATTTTCGTATCCTGAAAAGCAAAGGGATTACTGACACAGACTGGAGCGTATGGAAGCTGGCGCAACAGGAGGACTGGGGGAACGGTAATAATACGATGCTGACACCGGAAAGCATTATGCGTATCCCTGATTCAGCAGTTAAACATCTTGGTGAGCCTGAACGCGTGAAATTTGAGGCAATGCGTAAACTGCTCGGTGCCGTAACTGAAGAAATTGATATGGCTGTTATTACACCGGGAGCACGTGAGCAACTGATAACCGGTTCTGGTATTCAGCGTGGAACATGGAAAGGTGAATTAACGAGAAGTGTTTTCCTGTTTAAATCGTTCCCTATCTCGGTTGTTATGCGTCACTGGTCACGCGCTATGGGGATGCCGTCTGCTGGTGGGCGTGCGGCATATATTGCGACGTTTATTGCCAGTACGACCATTCTTGGCGCTTTGTCGCAGCAACTTAACGACCTTGCGTCTGGTCGTAATCCTCGCGAGATGACGGGGGAAGATGCTGCTAAATTTTGGCTTGGTGCTCTACTGAAAGGTGGTGGTCTTGGCCTTTACGGTGACTTTTTATTGTCAGATCACACTAGGTACGGAAGCGGCGCGCTGGCGTCGATGCTTGGCCCGGTAGCTGGTCTGGTTGATGACGTAGTGAAGATTGCTCAGGGCATACCGTTAAATGCTGTGGAAGGGAAGAATGAGCAGACTGGTGGTGATCTGGTTAAGCTTGGGAAGGGGCTGATGCCAGGTGCGAATCTCTGGTACTTGAAGGCGGCTCTCGATCACATGATCTTTAACCAGATGCAGGAGTATTTTTCACCAGGCTATTTGCGTAAAATGGAGCAACGTTCGAAGAAAGAGTTTAATCAGACATACTGGTGGCGACCGCAGGATGTCACTCCGCAATAAGGATGAGAAATGATTGCTTTTATTCTCGTTGTGTTCGCTCTTGTTGCACTTGGCGTTATGAACCGTAAATGTATCATTGGTGATGGTGAATTTGCTGTTGCAGTTGTTTTGATATTATCTGGTGTAGCAGGGTATATAGGTTTGTCATAACGTGAGCGTGACATGTCACAGGCCGCTTTCGCGGCCTTTTCTTTATGTGGTTTGTTTTCGTAATTGTTCGGCACAATAGTCGAGATGTGTTTGCAGATCCTGCATAGACATCTGTGAGCTGGTGACGTAGTTAATCAGTGCAGTCAGTTCGGCAAGTGGGCCATCGACATTAAATCCATCCTTATCGAGATCCCGGAGTAATTTCATCAAGTGCGATCCCTCCACCAGTGACCTGACGCCTCCCGGCGTGTGAATCCTTTCGGTAAATCCGTCTTCCAGTGGATAGTGATACTGCTGCATCTTATCTTCTCCATGCAATAACTGTATATTTATACAGTAGCAAATAATTTGTTTGCTATCCAGCACGTTTTGCAAATTACCAGAAAGGTAATATCTATTCGTATTTACAGTCTTTCTATCCATATGTGGTTTTTCAGGTAATAGAATAACCAGATATGCGGCGCAACGGGTGCTGCAACTATCTGGAGATTTAACATGACGGTCTCAACCGAAGTTGACCACAACGAATACACCGGTAACGGCGTTACGACATCATTTCCGTATACTTTCAGGATTTTCCAGAAATCTGATCTGGTAGTGCAAGTGGTTGACCTTGATGAAAATATCACTGTTCTTGCTCTTGATACTGATTACACAGTTACCGGGGCGGGAGGGTATAACGGTGGTAATGTAATTCTGTCGAAGGCGTTGGCTAACGGTTATCAGATTTCTATATCAAGAGAGCTACCGGTTACGCAGGAAACCGATCTGCGCAACCAGGGTAAGTTCTTCGCTGAGGTGCATGAAGACGCATTTGATAAACTGACGATGCTGATACAGCAGGTACGCAGCTTGTTGAGTCTGGCCCTCAGAAAGCCTTCGTTCGTGGCTAACTATTATGATGCTCTTAATAACTACATCAGAAACCTGCGAGATCCTTCACGCCCGCAGGATGCGGCAACAAAAAATTATGTTGATAGCGTTGCGGATACAAACCTCAACAAAACACTAAGAACACCTGAAGCTATTCAAGCTCTTCCTGATGCGATTTCCAGGGCAAACAAAATTGTTGCTTTTGATAGCGCTGGCCAGCCGTTTACAACATTACCCCCATCAGGTAGCGCCACCGATGTGTTAATTGAGCTGGCAAAACCAACCGGTGCAGGGTTGATTGGATTTGGCCCTGCTGGATTTCCAACTAGAGTTGTTGAAGATGTGCTGACCGATTGTATTACAAACCGTTCATTTGGAGCTAAGTGCAATGGTATTGATGATGATACCATTCCTAATCAGCAAGCTCTTGATTGGTCTTCAGATAATAAAAGAGCTGTATTATTCATTGGTAAAACATGTATATCTTCTCGGCTTGTTCTGAAAAGTGGAGCGAGAATGGAGAATATCGGTTCCATTGTTCCAAAAAATTTTACTGATACGGTTGTTATAGAGATAAAGGATGATGCTTGGAGGGCTCCATACAATGATGGAATAACAGCCATTCAGACTGGTAACAGGGTTCTACTTGATAATCTGTATATTGAGCCTGACTCATCTGTCTCTGCGATAGGTATTTATGGTACTGATGGCGTTGGTCCTGTAATAAATAACGCAAGAATATTCAACATGCTAAATGGAGGTATTAATGTTGAAAAAGGTTATGAGTGGAAATTCAATAATACATCAGTTGTAGCTCCGGAAGACCAGCTTGGAACATCTGGCGTTAGTGGGATATTGCATCGTACGTCTGATAGTATGTATGTTAATACTACAGTGGTTGGTTATCCTGTCGGTATGGAAATAACAGGTGGGGCCAATGATATAGTTAATACGCATGTATGGGGACTGGATGGCATAAGAACAACACGCGTAATGTTGATAGGATTAAAACTAGGAGGCAGCTCAAATAATGTTGTTAATTTTTATTCTGACACCCCGCATAAACTTGACAAGACGCAACCAGCCAGTATATCTAACGGTGGGATTGGGTATGTAATATCTGGTTTCAATAACAACCTAATTGGTCCAAGAGTTCTTTTTCATGTTAATGATGGTCCTAAGTATGGAAAGGTGTTTTATATTAGCGGGACAGAAAATAACATTAAAGAACCAGTTAGTTCTGATGTTTCTGGTATAGAAGATGATGGAGTATATGTGTTTGCTGGTTCAGCAACACCAATCAATACCACTGTGTCTGGTGGTAACTTACAAAGCTTCTATGTTTTCCCTCAGTCAACTGGGTTCAACCCAACAATAAACGCACCTTGCACATACACATCTCAGATTTATAGGCATGAAATTACCCAAAGAAGTGTTACTGGCAGACTTTCAATATCATGCAACATCACCAGCAATACTGGATCTTTAGCTTTTGCTATATCATTACCTACATATTTAAGTTCTTTCAAAGGTGATTGTGTTGGATCTATTATACCAATATTAAACAATACAATAAGAACTGATTCAAACCTTCTTGATGTGCAAGGATACATAAGTGGGGGTAAAATATTTTTTAGAAGGATTTTTAGGTCTGGCAGCCCAGTTGATGTTTTAATATCTGATTTAATTACAGGAAATGCAACAATAGAACTAAGTTTTACTTGTCACATTTAAAATAAAAGCCCCGTTTATAATGGGGCTTTGTTTTTAGATAAACCTTCTCTCAATCTTAGAGTATAAGAGCAATGATGCGATAATCGTTAAAATTGCTGAAATAATTGCTAAGATTAATAAATGGACTGTTGTGAAATCAAAATCATTAAATAAAATGCTTGCTATGTTAACAATGCAAAACATTGCCGCTTGGTGTGTTAGATATATGCTATAACTAAGAGTTCCAGCAATTGATAATGGTTTTATTTTTATCCATTTTGGATTGGAAAAAACGCAAAGAATAAAAAATGCACTAATAGGTATAACCCTCATTGCGCTGTATTGATAATAGTTACTTAATATAATATATATAATCAGAACTAGAGCTGATATAGAACATGCAAAACAAAGAATTTTATTCTTGCATGGTTTAATATAAGAACAGATAAACCCAGTTATAAAGTACACCCACAGCGTATTATCTTCAGCGTACTGAGAATATATAACAAAGAATGAAAATATAAATAATGGTATTAGAATTGTTCTTCTTCTAAAGCAATATGCTATAAATGGTATAGCTGCGTAAAACTTCCATTCGAAAGGTAACGTCCACACCACAGCATTTAGAGATGTTATTGTGCTACCCTGCACTCTAATTCCAGAACCAAAAAAACCAAACCCAAATATCTGCTGTATAACTCTTGATATATCATCAAAAGTAACTATTAGATTGTTGTATTTTACAATAAAAAGAATAAATGTTATTAATGACACAAATAAATAAGCTGGCGCCAGTCTTTTAATCCTCTTACCAAAGAATTCTATATCAAACTCACCACTTTTTATTTTTGAAGAAAAAAGATACCCTGTTATACAGAAAAATAATTCAACCCCAAATGAACCAAAATTACCAAAATAATTGAAGTTTGTATAATCAATTTTTGCAGACTCAACATGATTGTTTGTCAGCATCCATGCTGAGTGATTTACAAATACAAGTATACATGCGATACCCCTGAGCCCTTCAATTGAGTGGTTTAATTTTTCGTTTTGATATACTAATTTCCTAACAGGATAAGTTAAAGCTATAAAAAATATAATTATAGACAAAGAGAATGCAATAGAAATAATTGATGGTGTAAACATTATATTTCTTCACTATTTGTTTATCGGTATATTAATAATTGTACAGAGCATATCACCTTAAAGGTAATTTTGGTAGGAGTTATCTTAGGTAATTTACTCCATATATGGTTTATTGTGTATGATGAACTCACCAACTAAGGGGGTTTTTATGCACAGTAAACGGTGGTCACTATGTCAGCCCAGCTAACCAGTGAGTCTTTAAATCAGTGGCTTAGCATGGGTTCACTGGCTGCAGTTGTCGCCGGAGTTCCTCCCGAAGTGGCGCTTGGTGCTTTATCTGGTGCGGTAATATTTATTACCTCAGCCGTTGAGTATCCAATACGCCGCCGGGTTCTCCTGTCGATGCTCAGCTTTTTATGCGGGCTTCTCTTCTACAAACCAACTGCATCAATCCTTATCGGCGTAGCCAGCCTGATCCCAACTATCACGCAGGACTCTTTCGAGAAAGGGATCGTCTTCTCTGCTGGCGCGTTCGTGTCGGCAATCGTCGCAGTACGTATTGGTATCTGGCTCTATCACCGTTCAGACAATCCACGCGATTTAATCCCGGGGAGAAAAGACGATGACAACTCATGAGCTGCTTTTACTCATTGCCAATGCGGTTATCTGTTCTGCGATAGCAATCCGCGTCGGAACCTTCCGGCGAAATGGATCGCAACATCGCCGGTGGGGTGGGTGGATAGCCTACTTCCTTATCGTGGCGTCAGCCAGTATCCCCGTCCGCGCCGCATACGCAATCTGGTATCACACGCCAATGGCCGCTGATTTATCAGAGGTCATCATCAACGCTGTCATGCTTGCCGCCGTCCTGAAGACGCGCGGTAACGTCGTGCAGATATTCAAAATATCGAGGTCTCAACATGGACATTAACCAGTTCCGGCGCGCAGCCGGCATCACTGAACAACTGGCCACGCGCTGGTATCCACATATCACCGTAGCAATGAATGAGTTTGGTATTACCAAGCCAGATGACCAGGCGATGTTTATTGCACAGGTCGGGCATGAGTCAGGAGGGTTTACCCGGTTACAGGAGAACTTCAACTACAGCGTAAACGGGCTGTCCGGGTTTATCCGCGCCGGACGCATCACTCCGGACCAGGCCAACGCGCTGGGACGAAAAACATATGAGAAGTCTCTGCCTTTGGAACGCCAGCGCGCGATCGCCAACCTAGTGTACAGCAAGCGCATGGGAAACAACGGACCGGGCGACGGTTGGAATTACCGAGGGCGCGGGCTTATTCAGATCACCGGTCTGAACAACTACCGGGATTGCGGCAATGGTCTGAAGGTTGATTTGGTTGCTCAGCCTGAACTGCTGGCGCAGGATGAGTATGCGGCCCGTAGCGCGGCGTGGTTCTTCGCCAGTAAAGGTTGCATGAAGTACACCGGCGACCTGGTGCGCGTCACGCAGATCATTAACGGTGGCCAGAACGGCATCGACGACAGGCGGGCGCGTTACGGTACTGCCCGTAAGGCGCTGGCGTTATGATCTTGGCATTCGTCAAAGCGTACTGGAAACAGTTGCTTATCGTAGTGATGCTTGCTGCGCTGGTTATCGGTGGAGTGGTCGCGTGGAATGTTCACGGCGACCGACAGTATGCCGCCGGGTATGCTCAGGCGCAGGCAGATCGTAAAGCAGAAGATGATAAAGCCCGTAAGCACGACGAACAGGAGAAAGCGACCAATGAACGTGAAGCGCAGCAGAGGATCGACCAGGCGCGCAATGATGCTCTTGATGCTGCCGCTCGCGCTGGCAGGTTGCAGCAACAGCTCGTTGCCATCCGTGAGCAGCTCAGGCAGTATAACGCCATTGTCGGCTCTGGGCCGTCAGCCGCAGACACCGGTGTTTTGCTTGCCGACGTGCTCAGCAAATCTCTCGAGCGAAACCGACAACTGGCAGAGTACGCTGATCGGGCATCCGAAGCCGGACGAGTCTGTGAAAAGCAGTACGATTCGCTGACCAGGTGACATGGCATTTTTCATGGTACTGATTTCCGGTGACGGTATATAAAACGGTATGGAAAATTTAAATGTTTTAAAAGTTGTTGCCAGTCAATTGCTTATGTTATCCGTAAATAATTGAGTGGGAATGATTTTAATCCCTGCACTATGAATGAACAAAACCCTCTGTTACTACAGAGGGTTTTTTATCTTCAAGAATCATAGGCTTGAAGTTACTAACATCGATTAATTAAACCAGCTGTCCGATTTGTTCTCTTCTGCTTTGCCCACGCTTTTCATCAGATCGCGACCGCCTTCAGTCATATTTCTGTTGGCGTCAGCTTCAGATTGCACCACATCGGTTTGCGCAGCTTTGTGCTTCAGTTCCTGATCGATAAATTCGTTTTCTCGCTTAACGCGGGCTTCTTCTTTCGCCAGCGCCAGTTTTTGTTTCTGAATCTCTAAGCTGCGTAGCTCATCTTCATAACTTTGATCGCGTTTTTTGTCCGCAGAGGCTTCGGCGTCCAGTTTATCCTGACGAGCTTTCTTATTTGCTGCTGCCGTTGCCGCTCTTTTGTTAGCGGCGGCCTGGGCATTTGCGCGACGTTGCTTCTCTTGCTGGATTTCCCTGTTGCGCTCCGCGACCCATTCGTCATGCTGCCTTTGCTCTTCATTTTTACCTTGCTGTTCAGCTTCTGCTACAGCAGAGAGTTGATCCTGCAATGATGAGGCGATAGCCGGATAGCTTAAGGAGGCCAAGATGGCGCAAAGAAAAACTTTCTTCATGACTCCTCCTGATTATTAGCTCTTTTCAGGACATTTAGTATTTGGCTGAATACGCGTTTCGTTATACGTTGTGGTAATAACAACGGCTAAACCTGTCGTAAACTGGCACTCTTTACCCACCTGGGTAGAGGTATACACTTTGGTGCCTTCCTTATATGTTAAAGAAACACCTTCCACTAAGGTTTTATCATTCACCATAGAACCCGCTGCCGCGCCTACAGCTCCGCCGCCAACTGCCCCTGCCGTCGTTCCGGAATTGCTGCCAGAACCGACGTTGTGGCCGATAACACCGCCAGCGACTGCGCCAATAAGCGCGCCGAAGGCTTGTGCGTTCCGTTTATTTTGGGAGTTGTCTACGGCAACTTTTGCGGGAAGAATGGAAATAATATTAACGGTTTTAGTTTCTTGTTTGGTATTCAGTTGATCGGTTTGATAAACATCGGCGGCATGATCGTCAGCATTTGACTGGCATCCTGCCAGAGTGAATGACGCTAACATTGCCACAGGCAGAAGACATTTTTTAAATTTCATCACTATTCCTTGTTATACACATTACGAAAAATAAGACATTTAAGATCATCAAAAGAGGAAAGTAAATGTATTGCGTATAAAGGGATAGATTAAATTTATTAAAATTCATGCAGGGAATAATTTATAAAAATATATCATTACAACATATATATTAATTTTATATTTATTTCGCAGCCAAACAGGATAAACATCAGTCAGGACAAAGACGTAAAATTTAAGATGAAAGAATATCTGCCGCTTTGATAATTCCAAAGAGCAAAAGCATCCGACAGCGAAGTGCCGTTAGGTTCTGTGAAAGTGGAGAAGGTAACCGCTAACGTTGTACCGGTGATTCGACGGAGAGTGTGGATTGCTGAGCTTCTTTTTTGCTCTGATGGTGCTGCCAGGCACCGACGGACGAGTAGATAAAACGGCCAAAGAAGAAGATAAAGCTGATGAGCAGTACGATACGGGTCATGCGACTGTTAAATCGGTGTCGTTTTCGCATACTGGTTGCCTGACTCACAAAAGGTTCCTTGAAGT